GCCATGTACTGCCTTTCGAATTCATTTCCCTGATGTGTCTTTTTGACTTGTTCCTCGAACTCTTCAATAGAACCCCGAAAGCATCCGCAGATGATTTCAACTTTCCCTGATTGAGTTTTATAGGCATGGGTGTGACGATTAGCAGACCCAAAACAATCAAATCCACAATGTTCATTATTATTTGACACCTTAGCATCGCCGGACACCTGAGCATTGCCGGACACCTTAGCATCGCCGGACACCCAAGCATTGCCGGACACCTGAGCATCGCCGTACACCTGAGCATCGCCGGACACCTGAGCATTGCCGGACACCCAAGCATCGCCGGACACCTTAGCATCGCCGCACACCTGAGCATTGCCGTACACCTTAGCATCGCCGTACACCCAAGCATCGCCGGACACCTGAGCATTGCCGGACACCTGAGCATCGCCGGACACCCAAGCATTGCCGGACACCCAAGCATCGCCGCACACCTGAGCATTGCCGTACACCTTAGCATCGCCGCACACCTTAGCATTGCCGGACACCTTAGCATCGCCGGACACCTTAGCATCGCCGGACACCTTAGCATCGCCGGACACCTGAGCATCGCCGGACACCTGAGCATTGCCGCACACCCAAGCATCGCCGGACAGGTTATCTTCTTTTTCAATATACCCACCAAGATCACCTACATCGGCATGCTTGATTTTACGCGTGCATTTGATTTGTAACAACTTAATACCAAACGCGTTGATTATAAATTTGTCCGTTAATTCGAAATGTTTGTCCATAATATTGAGTGTTTTAAATTTGTCCTTAAAAACCCTCCGGGGCCGTCGCGGATGCGGTGGGAGTGAATCAACCTAAAACTAACCTGACAACCTACGACAGGTAGGGATCATTCTTGAGCCTCATGAGGTCGAAGTCGTTGGCAACCTCACCTTCGGGCAAGTAGGTTTTCAAATCGGCCGAGACGATGAACAGTCTGGGCTCCTTGAAGCGACCTTCGTAAATCATCACGGATATATTCAGATTGCTATAAAATCTGTCCGTGTTGTATTTGATCGTAGCGCAGAAGTCTCCCGGATACTCACATGATTTGTCCTCGACCAGCATCGCCAACTGGTAGTAATCTTCGTTTGTCAAACGTATCATAATGTCTATTTAAATTTCAGCATTCTGTAACTCGATTCTACCGTGCATTCGCTGACTATGTTCGGATATTTCAATCTCAGCATTTCCGTATCCAGCTTTTTGCGGCAATAGGATTTAAAGGTGGCGATAGTGGTTCCCTCGTACTCCATGCTGTCCTGCTCTCCGAATCTTAGGATCATCTCGCCCTCTATCTCCTTTTTCTCTCGCTCCAGTACCTTGATCGCCTTATTCAGTTTCCCCAGACGCTCGTACCTCGAAAACATATCTTTCCCTACCCTCACGATACCTTCCTTGCTCTCCGGGTATGTTTCCCGAATGTCCTGCGCAGTGGTAGGTTCCGGTTGTTCGCCCCCGATTATGTGCTTCTGAAACCAGTCGGTCGCCTTGCGCATATTCGTGAGCGTCCAATCTTTATCGAAAGTATAATGTCCGTATTTAAGCTCTTTTCTACCGTCGCAAATGACCAGAAAGGCGTTTTTTCGGCCCATCACGGCCATTTGAAACTGGACCTGCGCATACCACTCTTTCGGAATGCTATCTGCGTCCATATCGTCTATTATTCGCTTCGTGTCTTTTATCTCCACCACCGGACGGTCCTCCCATTCCTGTTTGAATGCCTCCCGATCCGGCGAGCATTCCACGAAGTCCGGGAACTCGTCGTTGGTATACACATCGTATGATGCCGAGCGCTTTATAATCTCGCAACCGGTCTCGCTCTCGAACCATTTGGCAATCGCATCCTCCATGAATATCCCCCGGTGCATATTCGCGTTCATCTCATCGCTTCCCTTCGTCTTGCGCTCCCAATACTGCAAAGGCGTAACGTACTCGCTCAAGCCGAGTATTATCCCGAAATCCGAGCTGCCGAGAACCGGCCGGCTCTCCCTGCGCTCCAGCCATTCCGCTCTGGTTTTAAATGTCTCTTTCCGTATCATCGATTATCAATTTTATGTATTTCATTAGTTTTTCCTCTGAAAAGCCGAGGCCGTCGGTAAATGTGTCTTGCGTGGGTATGTATTTGGCCCGGACTTTCCAGCTATTTATGCACACTCCCCGCAAATGCCTGTCCCACGAAGGGGACACGCTTAATTCGACGTCGATATACATATCCTCTACTTCCTCGTCGTATTCTATCGTATACGTCCCCTCTCGCCCGTTTCGCAACTCTATTTTTTCCGCGAGCATATTCGCTATCTTGCACATATCCAGATCGTCGAACCGGAACAGCTCGTAACACGCCATACGCGTCCGTCCTCGCTTCAGCATGCGCGACACCACAGCGTGCCCGTCATGGCGAAGACGCTGTACCACAGCACTCAGACGATGGACTCCGAACATTTCGGCCGCCGAAAATATCGTAACCGTTTCTCCGCGCTGCAATTCCTGCAAAATCATTTCTTTCTGTGTCATGTTACATTCCTTTGCATTCGACAAATTCCCCGTTCTTGAGCCTGTAAAAAGTGTTTACTTTAATGCGGTCGCCGTCTACCTGCGTACTTTTCACATCTATCACTTTCTTTGATCGGCACTCGGCCAACACAAGCCAGCATCCTAATGCCCCTTTAGCTTTTGAGCGCCATCCGATAGATATGGCGACAGACTGATCCCCCGAGACAATCGCCTCGGTGCCTTTTTTCGTAGTGACGGCTACCGATCTGTTTTTTTCGGATACGATGCTTTTAGATGTGTTTATACCTTCCCTAATGATTTTTTCTGCGGCCTCGGCAATATCGTCCAGCCCCATATCCTCAATC